CCTGCCGAACCATGCCATACGGTGCCTAGCCATGCCATACCTGCCTAGCCGCGTCCTACCAAACCGTGACGCGCCATGCCTGCCGTGCCCTGCCAAACCCCTCCGCGCCATGCCATACCGAGCCTTGCCGATCCGAGCCATGCCTGCCGAACCATGCCGCGCCTTGCCACGCCCCGCCCAACCTTGCCTGCCTTGCTTAGCCGAACCTTGTCATACCGAGCCCTGCCATACCTGCCTTGCCTGGCCAAACCCAGCCTCTCCATGCCTCACCTGCCTTACCCACCGCACCCCGCCGTGCCAGGCCATGCCAGCCCATGCCTGCCAAGCCACACTGCGCCCCACCTCGCCCTTCCATACCGGGCCACGCCTGCCATACCTTGCCTCGCTAAGCCTTGCCCCGCCTCGCCTGCCGAGCCACACCTCACCACGCCATGCCGCGCCATGCCAAGCCTGCCAAACCTTGCCGTGCCAGGCCATGCCTGCCTTACATTACAAACTTCTTCACTACCTCTTTTTGCCTATCATTAGGAACAACCTCAAACGTCCCGAAGCCGCAGCCAGCAGATGCTTTAGAGTCTGGCCGCCCTGCACCAATACCTACCTGACCACCAACCCGAGCGATCAAGTTATAAACGTCTTGCGCCGAGAACTGATCCGCATCAAACCTAACGCGCAACTTGACCGCCCACTCGCGGTACATAGGGCGGGAGCGCACATCCACCACGCCTGTAGCATTGCGGGTATGTGCCGTGTAGGTTTCGCTTTTGCCATAAACTCGTACAAGCGGGATGCCATCCTTTAGATCAAACGCATCTGCCTCTACGAACAAAGACAGCTTTGCCAGCGTCATCTTGAATCCAACTAAACGACAGGCACCAATCATCCCAGTACGAAACGCAGCGGCGTTCATACCTTCCCAGCCATCAGGTGCGCGATAACGCGCCTCTTCTGCCTCATTGTCATAATCGCGGGCGGTGCGTACCTTCTTATTCGTTGCGGTACTACCCAATGCCATCTTGGCCATCAACTCCACTTTCTTACTGAAACGCTCCACTACTAGCGGGGCAGTACCCTGCAAGATTACTTCGACGGTGTTGAACTTCGGCGCCGAGATAACGACTGATGTTTCTTTGACTTTCATATCCATTTTGCTTCTCCAAAAAGGTAGGTTTTATTTTTAACTACGGGTGATACAACTTATTTATATTTTTTTCAACGGAAAATAATTTCCCATAACTTCTTTGTAATCAAAATATTTTTTGAAGCAATCTGCAATCTGTAAGTGTTCTGGACTAACAAACTGCACTGTGTCGTTGTAGGTATAAACAGATTTTGGTATCCACTTTCCTCCCAGCGCAAACTCATTTCCAAGATCAGTAATCTTCCAGAGGCCAGAGTGCTTTATCTTTGAGTCTTTTTCTACCGGCTTGCGCTCCACCAATCCCCACCACTTTAAGCTTGGCAACTGGTTTGATCTGACTAACCATCGCGGCGCTTTAGTTGGAACATCTACCCACTCTATTGGCTCATCAATGTTCTGGTGCATACCCGCTAACCAAAGTAAAGACTTGGCCATAGTCGCATTAATATTTCTTTTATATATCCGACCCCACCTGTCGCATACAGGGCAATGCCCGCCATCCCCCATAATTACTTCTTGCCAATCCTTCTTGGCATCTTCGTTATCCATTATTATTCTCCTTGCTCTATTTAAATTGCCCCATATCAATAATCATAATCCTCATCATCGTCTTGACATGCCCGCTTCGCCCATATATCCGGGCGCCTGCCCTTTTCACCAACCACAAATTCCCTACGCCTAAATATCTTCTCGCCCGCATTGTCAATCACATCACCAAGACGCTTGCAAAAACTGTCCAAAATATATTGAGCCTGCTTCTGCGCAGCAGCCTTATCTTTTTCCCCAAACGCAAGCTCCAAAGATAGTGAATTCATCATTTCGCAAATATCCTCCAGTTCCAACATATCAGTTTCACTTAGGGCAAAGTAATCCTGTTCTGTATATTTAGGCTTCATGTGTTCTTCTCCTTTAACCAGGCCGGATTCATGCGCCATTTTTACTATATCGTCTCGCGTCATTTGGTTACCTTCCACTGGTTATTTCTTAGATGGGTTTCGTACTCGCCTCTAAGTAACCCTGCCTTTACTCTGTCTGCGTTTGACTTCTTCCTCATCGCAGCGCGCTCTGTATCCCACTTTCTGTCCTGCTGGCCTAACTGAATTTTTGCCATCCAGTTCAATGTAGCTACATCTTGTGAGCGCTGTGTATCCCACAGCCGGTCTGCCAATGGCCGCATAAATCTGCCGACCATTTCTTGCACGCGCTCGACCCAGTACACACTTTTAGGGCATCTTTTTAAATCGTGCTTCTGTAAATCTATGCCCCAAGGTTTAAGCCAATTACCTAGCTCAGACATTCTCTTGTCTGCCCTGAAGGTCTTAATCAACATCGCGTCATACACTCGCTGCTGTTCTGGTGTTACTGGTTTTCTTTCATCAGACTCATCAGTTCCGCATTTATCTTCGCCCTTGCCCATTTCTTGTCCCCTTCCATCAACATCAGCGCCAGTGCAAACAATATAAAGTTCTGCATCTTGTCTATGTCTTCTTCATTCACCACCCCCTGCCGGATCTCTGAGATAGTCCTCATGGCCTCGCGGCGGGTATGGTCTACCGTTGCTTGCCATTCGCGGGTAGGTTCGGCTCTCATTTCTTATTACCGCACATGTGCTTCTTAGCAGCTTTAAGATCCGCGTTAAAGAACCATGCGATACATTGCTTCTCCACATCAACCACTACCGGCGGGGGCGCAGCCTTAATACCTATTTGAATCCCTTCCGCTTTGCCAACAATCATGCCCATAACCGCCGCCACACAAATGCCAACGATATAAACCATGTCTCTCATTCAATTAACCCCCTCATAGTCATCATTGCCTCTGCCATGATGTATGCCTCTTCCGCGTAGTCCTCGGCCATCTGCTCTTCCGTATCCCACCGGCGCGATCCAAACCACGATGGATTAGCAATCATTGCCTGCATAGCCTTAGCCGCAAAGTAATCTTGTAGCGTCATGCCAAAATTACTTACATCGGGAAACGCCTGTGGAACCTGACCAATATTGTTCATCGTGTCACCTTACGTTTTCTGTATGAGACTCAAATATATTACTATCCCTAGATATAGTCAACAGTTATTTTCATACAGGAACAACCTGTTGCATATGTTTTAACCTTGCCTCTGAGAATACTCTGTGATATTGTCTAATCTCTCCTTCAGTTAGTACCTTCTCGGGTGAGAAGTTTTTGAGGCACATATCTCCATGTGCCTCTTTTTTCGCCTATGTACAGGAACATTTGTTCCTGTTAAAATTAATCCTTGCAAGCAGTATTAGTCTGCCCTATACTTATCTGGTCACTGTATGGGCAGCGACAAACAACCTTAGCCCTTAAGCTTTGGTTCTCAGTCCTTCGGGACAGCGTGCCCATACACGGAGAGCCAAACCTTAAGGGCTTTTTGCTTTCCGCGACCGTCACAGATCACGATAGAAGTGGGCCTACATGGGCTGCCATCTAAGAATACATCGGCCACGGTACACCCCCGTGCGAGTCGGATAGCCTGTCAGCGAGGGACTGTCATAGATACAGAGGCCAGTGGTGAGACAAACTCTGTGTTGAAAGAATCGCTGCCTCATGGGAATGCTGGATAGCCGACTTAATCGGCAAATAGCAAACTGGCAATGTCAGCCAATTTGTGATTATCGGGCAAGGATGATACCCCTAATCGTGACCTGCGGTAGGTCAACGGCTGGGCTTATCACCCTTGGGGAACCTATTGTCAAAAATTGCTGGGTATTTGTAGAAATGGTAAGCTCAACTGTAGGGAAACCTACAGTTGGCTCCAAATTACTTACGCATAGACTTTCTGGCAGTTTCCGCCTGCTCCGCTAGATCCCCGATGATAAGTTTGAGCCGGTCAATCTCTTCCTTCTTCTGAGCGCCGGTCATCGTATCGTCGTTTGCGATGGACTGGATAGCCTTGCGGATCTTCGACATATCTTTGGCCGTCTTATCGTAGAACTTGGCCATCGCAATCTTGTCGCCCTTTTCCTCAATGATCTCCTGCACCTTCTCAGCCTGGCCTAGCTCCGCGTAGTGCCGCATATCCGCATACGCTTGGCTAATCTGCTTGTTGTTCTC